GTAGACATCCCCTCACGTCTCTAAATTTTTGACCCACCCCCATCTAATGCCGTAGGGGGGTTGTTGCCTCGTCTTGAGTTACAACTTCTGTGTGCTGGTAATAGTGGGCCATCCTGTCCAGGGTAATAGTGGTCTGCTGTCCAAGGGTCGTTGATGATTGGTCCTTGTTTGCATATCCAACAGGTTGTTGCGTTGTCTCTTACTTGTTTAGCTCTTCGTTTGTAGTCGTTTGTGTAATGTAATCTGTTTGGTTTTTTTCTTTCATCTATTTTGGCTTGGTATATGGTTTGGTGTTTTTGGCATCTGTTGCCTTTGTTGGTTAATTGTCCACAGTCTAGGCAGGGTCTTTTGAATCCCATTCTTTGATTCTTCCTGTCTTGTGTGAGACGTAGCCGTAGATGGGTGGGTGGGAGAATGAGTCGTGTTTGATTGCTGTTTGTATTGCGTCTTGTAAGTATTGGGTGTGGTTTGTTTCCCAATTGTTTGTTCTTCTGTAATCGGTTGCTAGTGAACCTAAAGCTAGTGTTCCACCTGAACCTATGGCGAAATATGGTTGGCAGTTTGATATGCCAAGTGTGTTGCTGATGCTGAATGCTCTGCCGTGTGTGATGAGTATTAGTTCTGAGTCTGGTAGTTCTGCTACACCATCTTTGGTGTCAAGGGTTAGTTCGTCTTGTGCTGCTTTGCGAATGATGGGGATGATTCGTTTAGCAACGTATTGATACCAAGATATGTCATCTGTTTTGTTTTTAAGTGTTGGTGGAATGACAGGGTATTTGGTTATGTATTGGAGAACGTCACATACTCTGTCTGCACCTGCTGCTGCGATAAGCCAATCGCCTTGGCGTACTATCTTTGCCATTGGTGGGCAGGTCACGAATGAATCATCTGTGATGCCTGACTCTGATGCGATAACACATTGTGTTGAGGTTGATGCGATAGCAATAGTTGTCATTTGACTTTCAAACTCTCCTTATCAATGTTAATGTTCGCTGCTTGTAAACATTCAGCATAAGTGTTGTGGTCTTGTGTTTCGCAACCTGAACGGCAGTTACTCACTTGGTTCCTCAGCTTTCTGTAACGCTTCTATGGTGATTTCGTTAGGTGTGTGTGTTTTAACATAAGCACGTCTCTGTTCACGTATCTTCAGTTTTGCTGTGCTGTAACCATTGATGGTTCTGCCAGTTTTGCGTTGCTTACGTGGATTCTTCTTCCAAGCCTTACCACATTTACGATTATCATTTCTTATCCCAGAAGACCTACCCTTTTTCACAACAACACACCATCATTGATTTCTGTGAACTCTTGGGCTCTGTCAAAAACTTTCACAGAATACTTTGATAAACCAAAGAACTCTTGAACAATTCCAAGGACCTGCTCAGGAATCAAATCACCACAAGTGTACAAATCAAACTGTAAAAGCCCAGGTGTTTGCTCATCCCAAACATGCCAAGCAATATGTGAAGTTTCAATCAGAACACAAGAAGTCATACCACGATTACCCACAGCTTCAACATAAACAGCTTGAGGTTCAATAAGTCTTTTCATCCCAATAGATTCAACAAGGTCACACATGAACTTTTTCACAGCATCAACATCTGTTGGTGGTTTCGTTACCTGACCAATGATGATTTGCTGTAAATGATTAACTGACATCCCTATTCTCCTTTACCAATAATTGAGCCTTTACCAGCAGCAACATCAGCAGCGTGTAAAACCCCTGCAATGAACAAAGTTGGTATCTGTTGCTCATCATTAACATTTCTGAATGTCATGACCTCAACCTCAGCCATCAAAGAATCAATGACTGCTTGACGTGTGAAGCCAACAATCATGTGAGTTTGATTGATACCTGGTTCAAGTTTCTCTGGTGTGCTGTCGTAATGTTCCAAAGCATAATTCATTAATAACGCTTTTATGCGCTGACCCACAGGGTCATCAAAAACTTCTATTCCCATGAATGTTTCAACCACCCTTGCTGGTGGGCCTCTTCAGGATTACAAGTAACCCAGTTGTGGCATTTCCTGCAAAGAGCTACAAGGTTTTCTTCATCAGTTATTGAACCACCCCTTGCACGACTTTTAATCTCATGCACATCTTGGCTTCTGTCAGCCAAACATCTTTGACAAACAGGCCTATCAAACAACATTTTGCGAACAAGGTTTCTACGCTTTGTGGCGTAAAGGTTTTCCATTTTCGCTGAGCGAGGTCTGATAGGTTTCCTGTTCATGTGCTAATCCTAGAACGAATCGCCAGACCAAGGATTATTGTCAGACTGTGTGGCTGATGGTTTATCTTTTATGATTGCCATTTTGTTGAAAGCTGCACGCCTGACCTCAGCACCAACAGAGTCAGCTTCGACTTCGAAAACTGTTTTCTCTGTGCCATCTTTCGCTGTGTATGAGCGTTGCTTCAGTTTGCCTGTAACAACAACTGTGTCACCTTTTGTGCAAGTTTTTGTTATGTTCTCTGCTGTGTCATTCCAGCAATTAACGTTGAGAAAGATTTTGTCCCCATCAACCCATTGACCTGCTGGGTCTTTTTTTCTTTCAGATGAAGCAACCCTTAAAGTTGCCACACTTTTACCTGTTGTGGTGAAACGTAACTCTGGGTCCGCTGTCAGATTTCCCACAATCACAATAGTTGGTAATGCCATTTTTTCTCTTTTCTCCTATAACCTGTGGGCTATAAGTCTTATTATTTTTCTTCTCTGTTTAGCATCATCAGGTAAAGGAAACGCTTTACGTAATCTCAAACGTTCCTCTGCTGTGAAACTTCCCCAAATGCCCCACTTGTTTTTGAAACCCTCTTCTAAACAAAATCCTCTAATATCGCAGCCCATACAAATTTTGACGGCTTTCATAATTTTTGGTGCATCATCAGCTTCACAAAAAAACAAGTCAGGGTCAAAATCTAGGCAGCGAGCATGTGTTTGCCAATCATCAGGTTTAGGGCAATCAGGACAAATCTTTGTGCCCTCAATTGGTGGGTGGTTGCAGTCCTTTAACAAAAGCGTGGTCCTCAATAAGTTGTGTAATGGTTTCTAAACTTACAACAGCCCACCATTCATTCACCTTGGACACACCCACACCATTAGGTTTAATAACTAAAACACCCACATCTTCCCCAGCGTTAAGTCTTTCAATCTCTGTTTCTTTCATCCATTCATGAATCTTGTATGACCTTTGGTTTTTGACCTCAATCACACAATTGGGAACATTTGCCAAATCTCCTTTATCATTTTTACCTGACAAAGTTCTTCTTTCAACTGCTGAGAAAGTTTGCTTCAGAAAGTCAGCAACAGCAGTTTCAGCAAGTGTTCCCTTTTGTTTAGCTTTACTCATCTACGCACTTTATGTCTTCTTCTTTTTGGTGGTAAATAACTGATAGTCCAAGGCAAAGTTAAAAGAAACAAATAACAAGCCCAAACCACATAATCATAAACAGTCATGTGCTTCACCTTTCACAAAACCTTTATGGCAATCAACACATATTTTGACAAGCCGTAAATGTTTATCTTTCTTGATTGGTTTTGTTAAATCATAGTTCTCATAATTTTCTTGAACCAGTTCAAACAAAACTGTTGTCAATTCGTCAGATAAAGCTGAGGACTCATGAAACCCTTTCAAAACCTCAACCTCATCTAAACCGAGTTCTTTCATCATCTCCACATAGTACGGATATTCCATGTGGGTTTCCCAATCCAACATCTTTTTCATAATCGTGTCACTTGTTAAAACTTTTCTGACAACCCTTGCCATCAAAGGCACTAAATCATCAGAATCAAGTTTCATAACAACAACATCAGACTTTTTCTCAAATCTCATATTCTCCCTTTCACAAAATGTTGAGGATAAGCAATCGGTTCAACACCATTAGATTCATAAACTTTACTGCTCGGATGAACACTTGGTGGTGCAACGACATACCCTTTGTATTTAATATCAATACCATCATCAAGTTTGGCTGGCATTAACAAAGCTTTAGGTGCTGTGAAATACAAATGAACCCCATCACCTGTTTCAACAATCATGGTGTCAGCGTAAAGTTCCTTAGCGAAAGCCCAAGAAGACTTTGTGAGATTCCTGTAATCAATATCAATCACAAGAAGCCCAGACATTTCACAAGCAATACCAATATTCATATTAGGAACAACATCAAACCATTCACTAATAAGACTTTTATCTGTGGTTGCTGACAAATGACCAAACCTTGCCAACTTACCAATAGGTTCTTTACTGTTAGGTCTGACAGGTAAAACATGCCAACCCCTATCAGCGTAATCAAACGCTGTGTCAATTGTGTTAATTGTTTTCATTTTCCCTCTTTCTGTTAGGTTCTGCTGGCCAGTCACGCAGGTAGCCGACCAGCAGAAGATTAATATTTGCCGTTTAACACATCATTGTTAGTTTTAACACATGGGTAACAAAACCAAATCTTGCCAACCTTGGTATGTAAACCAAATACAACATGATTGCTCTCACAATCATTCATGCAACAAACCATAACTTCTTGTTTAATATCTTCTTCACCTTGTATTACTAATGTTGCCATTTCTTTGTCCCTTTCTGTGGACTAAGGGCTAACCATTTAGCCAGCCCAAACCTATCTATTTAATTGCTTTGCTCTCTAGCTGAATCAACAATCTTCCAAAATCTTTTTTGAATATAACTTGTTTGCCAAGAAATCAAATTCATCAAAGGACGCATTTCATCAGCATTAAAACCTGATGCAATGTAAGCCTGAGCTGCTTCTTGAACTTCTGTGCTCTTTAATCTTGCTGCGTTCATTTGTTTGGCCCTTTCTGTGACCTTGTATAACAATACTAAACGACTTATATAACATAATCAAGTTAAATCAAGCACATTATGATAACAATTTCATAACGATTTCCTTAGAACACATGTTCGAAAGTTTTACGTTCAGGAGGAGAAAACTAGGCAGAGGATGGCAGGGGAGACCCCACCACCCCGATTACGCCCAGTATGGAGACTGAGGAGTCGGATGGGTGGCCCTAAGACCACGATTGCGCCATGTGAAGAAGAAAGTTACTAAATAATGCCAGGCAACCAGTTTTGACATTCTTTCAGCTTCTCGCAGATTTTCGATATTCTGCTCGCTTGATTATTTTCTTGCAAGACAACATATCTGGCTCAAACCCAGATTTAACGTGTGATAAGCACGCCCAGAAATTTACGCAGTTAGGCTTCTGTCACCTAGCAACAATTTATAGCACACACTTCAACAGCTTTACAAGAGAGCTATAAATAAATCTTAGAACCCTCTCATTTTGCACTCTGAATCTAAATCCATCCAATTCTTACCCCTAGAATAATTCGCTGCAATCTTAGGCTCAACAAGTTCAACAAGAACCTGATGCACACCAAGACGTTTAATTCTTTTACCAAGAATCTTGTTTTCTTTCTGTTCCTCAGCAATCATCCCAGCATAAAGAATCCCAAAAATGTTTTCAACCTTATTTGAATAAGGTGCATACCTTGAGGCAATCTCATGCAACAAATGCACAACACTCATTTGAGGTGCTGGGTCTTCAGTAACCTTGTCATAAAGTTCCACAAAATCAAGATACAAAGCCATTCTGTTGAACTCTTCACCAAGTTTTGCTAAAGAAGCAAAATAGGTTTCATCCTTTGGAAACTTTGGTTCATGGTCATTAGGAACATAAAAATATATGCACCAATCATCAAATTTGCCCCGACCAAAGCTAAGAGTGCAACCTGTTGTTAATTCAATAAAAGGTCTTGGCCCTTTTTCAGAAATTTCAACAAATCCCATCAGACAAGGTTCTCTTCTAAAGGATTGCCGTTGTAAAGCATGTTTAATGCTAAAGCAACAACTCTTCTTTCATCTTCTGATAAAAGATTGATTTCTGATAAACGAATTAATGATTCACCACAATTAATAAATCGAAGAACTTCAATCAAAACAAGTTGTGTTCTTGTCCATTCTTGTTTATCAATTGTTTTCCAATCAATTTGATTAATATCTAAATCTGTTGTTGCCAATGCTGGGTGTTCTCTTAACCAAGTCATTTTTACAAGATTATTTGCAACTTGTGAACGATTCATCTTTTTGCCTCTGGAATCATCATTTCAATTGATATTCTTATGACTTCTGATACTGATGCGTTGTGCTGTTTTGCAAACGCTTTAACTGCACGCATTTGAGTGTTATTCAAACGCAAAGCAATCAAATTTTCTTTTCCTGATTTGTCAGACATTATTTCCTTTCGCAGATAGGACTGTAATACAACTTATGTTATACGTGGAGTGTGACACGCGGGGATTTGGGCTGGCCCAGAAAGGGGTCAAGAGGCCAGCCCAAAATGAGTGCCTAAGCACTCGGTAATCACCAAGTCCCCAAAGGGAACTAGGTGAGGTCTTTAAGATTAGCTCTAACACGCTGAACCCTAATCCTAGCCCAACTCAGATACACCAACAAATCATCAATCTCTTCAAGGCTTTCATCTAAAACCTTTTCAACAGATTTTTCTTCAATCTTTTGTTTATTCCCTTTGTCATATTGTTGAGCACCAACACCAACAATTCTTGACTCAATAGATTGAAGCATGTGAACAATTGCGTTTGCTAACTCCTGACTTGTCATAACACAGCCAAATCAGACCAACACTTAGGGTCATGACGACCAATTAACAAACTGAGTGTTCCTGGTGCAGAAAATTGTCCTGACATGTCAGTAAACCATTTGCTTCCACCATTTGTTGTGAAATCTGAATCAAGTGATGGGCATTGGAAACGAGTGAACACACCAAAGTCATCCACTTTCAAATGATGCTTATGTGCTGTGAACCAAACTGTAGGTTCAACTTTGTTATCACGTAGTAAACGCAAAGTTTGACCACGCAACCACTCAAATTCTTTACCAGTTATTTTGTGACCATGAGTGAAAGCGCATTCAACACCTGACAGATTAACTTGCATACTCATCTGGTCATGAGGAATATGCCAATCATCAATCAACCCATAACCATTCATAATTCTTTTCAAAGCATCAGATAGAAAACCATCAGCATTATCAGAATCAGTTGTGATTTGTTTGCCACCTCTACGCTGCCACTCGCCATGATTTGACAACGTAGAGATGAATTTTCTTTTCTTCGCAAACTCTGAAAGTGAAACAACACCTGTAGTCCACAAATCTAAAGCTGTTAAAAGCTGTTGGCGTTGTGTTCCTTGAACGCTGAACAATTGGGATGCGTAATGCCCATCACAAGATTCTGTGACATCACCCATATTTACAAAAGCAATTTGTTCAATGTTTCGACCAAGTTTTTGTAAGTCTTGGATTCTTTTCGCTGTTGCATCAAAAGAGGCTAAAACACGTTCTGTTGAGGCTTTAATGCCACCTGCAGCAGATTTGTACAATTGCCAGTCAGCCCAAAGGACCACAAAGGTTGATGGGAGTTCCTTTGATTTGTTTACTGTTTTTGTTGGTTTGAATTTTCTGATTGATTTTCTGATTTCATCAATATCAGCTTTGGTAACCCATGAGCCTTTTTTGCGTGTAAAAGTTGCTCTGTAGGAATACAACCAAATTAAATCCCTATCACCATTCTCAAGTCTTTTAGATGATTGCCATTTTGACATTCTGACTTTGTCATCAGCGACTTCAAAAACATCTGGGTCTAAACCAAAAGATAAAAGAATTGCTGTCCAGTCAGAACCAAGAGGTTCAGTTAAAACACCAGTCCCAATTTCTCCACCATCTAAACCAATGGAAGCCCAAGGTTTTTCTGCTGTATCACTAGGAATATTCTTGTATTTAGTTTCCTCAATGTTTTGTTCTTTGATAAAACTTTGTAAAGCCTCTTCAGCTTCAGTTCTTGAATCATAAGTTCCAAGAGTTGTTGCACCATGCTTTTTACCAATTCTTACCCTGTAGCGACCACTAGGTCTTTTCTCAACAGTTCCATACTCTCTGACTGATTTCATTTGTCCCTTTCATCATGTTCAGTTAAATCACAATAGCGTTTGAAATTACAAATTAAGGTTATTAATCCAGCGATTCCTAAAATAATTAAAAGAAAATATTGAAAGATGAGCGCAGGAATCATCCTTAGTACCAGTTCTTTCTGTCGTGGAACTGTAACGCTTTACAAGGTGTTTTGTAGCGTTTCTTTATGTAATCCATTCCCCAATTGACTTGGGTATATGGATTCGTTGAGAAATCAATCCCATGAGAAACCATCTTTGAAGCAGGTAATGCTTGAGGTATTCCATAAGCACCACTTGATTCATTTCTGGCTCTCCAAGGCTTGTTTCTTGTACGCCAGGAACTTTCTCTTTGCCAAAGTTCATCAATACATTCCCATTGCTGAGAATCATATTTGGATTTGACGTAATACCTTACTGCTGTTATTTCCATCTTTGTATTCTGCTCAACGTAAGTTGGCGCAAGCATTGCAAGGACAGTTTCTAACAATAGTTTCCTAACCTAGTTGGATGGCGTAGCCCAAGGGTCGTAATCAGGGCCTTTTTTGGCTCTGACGAAATCATAAAATTCTGATTTCCCGACCTTGGAATTTTGCAAATCAGCAATCAAATGTGAAATTTGATTTCGTGAAAAGTCTTCAAGTTTGCTGCTTGAATATTTTTCACACGCCCATTCGATTACCTTGTCTTTGTCAAATTCCAATGTGGAAGCCACATCTTTTAACATTGACTTTGCAAACCCTATTTGTTTTTCAGTTGCTGCAGCCCTTGAAGCTGGACCTGAACTCATAATTAGTGGTTTCACTAATTCTGGTTCTGTGCCACTCAACGCTTTTTGCATCTCTTCTCTTGATGGCCTTGGCGCACCCTTTTTGCTAAACGTGAAATTCGCTAATGCCCTGCCAATTGCAGAAGTTTCTGCTAACTCGAGACAATTTTTCGCAAAAGCCCCAGCAGTTTTAACATTCTCATCTGCTAAACCTGTAGCAACACATCTGTCACCAATCCATATCTTTGCTTTCACAATGTAATGACCATCATTGTGTGAAACCAGTTCAGTTTCAATACGACCATCTTCTAAATGGTCAGCCCAAAAAGATTTTATTCTATCTTCAACTAATTCGTAGGAACTCAAATCCCAAGCCATCAGAAGTCCTCCCCACAAGTGCAAACATATTGATAGCAGGACATGCAACGCTGTGGTTGCATATCAGCTTCAATCTGAAGCCACTTGATTTTTGCTTCCTGCGATAATGTATCCCATATCGCGTTTTCAGTTATTTTAACCATATTCACCTTTTCTGTGTATAACACACCATAAAGGCTAGGCCTGACAATTACAAGATTTGTGGGGTTTTCAGCGTGTTTTCAAGGGTTTCCACGCGTTTTCCAAGGACTTCAACTTTTCTTTCAACTCTGGCGATTCCCAAGGCCACATCACTCAAACTACGTCCACCATTAGCATTTTTTTGGATTTGCTCAGTACGTGCATCAATATAATTTTGAATAGGTCGAACGATTGCATATTTGGCAACAATGAAAACGACACCACCAATGGCAGATAAAGCACCTGCGATTTGGCCACCCATAATGATTGCTTCAGTCATCAGTTTCTCTCATTGGAAAAGTTACTAGCCATATTACTAGACCACCAATAATAAGATAACCAGTTACAATTTTTGCTGACCCATCCAAAGTGAAATAAGCAATACCAAGACCCACATAAGTCCAAACATCACCTGTAATAGCAACAACATATTTTTTTAACCAATTCATTATTTTCTCATTTTCTTAGCTTGATTTTGTGATACAACAGATGCCATTGAAGCTATTTGGGTAACAATGATTGCTGCTACAACAACAGATTGTGATTCTTCGCGCTGTTCTTGAGTCATATCAGAACCAACATTCATAATCGCTTCTGCTGCTGCAAAAAGTTCTGCAGCCCCAGGTATTGCTTCAAGCGCAGTTGGTAACTGTAATTCTATTGTATTTTTTGCAATGTATTGTGCGTCTATTTGTTGTTGCATCATTTCAGGTGTAATCTCAGGTTCAATAATTTGTGGATTAGGGAGAACTAATGTTTCTGGTTCAATTGTTTCTTCAATTATTTGTATTTCTTGGTTTGGTGTTTGTGATTGTGTTGGCGCAGGCATTATTGGGAAAATATCCACAGTTGTGGTCGGTGCGTTTTGTTCAGGTTGTGTCAATATCTGTTCTGGTTGTGTTGTTAATGTCGGTTCTGGTGTTGGTGTAAATGAATCGGTGGCAATGGGTGTTGGTGACGGCTGTTCTGTTGGTTCTATGGTTGGTTGAGGGCTAGGTGTTTGGGTTTCTGTTTCTGCTGGTGTCGGTTCTGGTGTTGGTGTTGGTGTTGTCTGAACAGTTGTGACACCATCCCAAGTTAAAACATAAGAACCAGTTGGTGAAGAATTACAACAAATATAAGCATAAGAAGTTGCTCGAATAAAATAAAAACCTGCATCTAAATACAAAGATAAATAAGATGCTAAAACATTTTGACCTGAATGTGCACCATCATCATTGAAAGCAATCCTTGTTGCATCTTGCCAAAGTTCAATCCAAGAATCAATAAAACCAGCATCACTAGGTGTACCAGTTGTTGTTTGAATTGTTATCTGTGTCGGTGCTGTGGCTTCAACAGGAACATCAACATAAGGAACTTCAGGTGACAATTCAATTGTTTGCTCGTCAGCAAAACTTGGTGGAATGACAATAAGACCAAGCATAATGACAGACAAAATTAAGCGCAGTTTTTTGCGCTTGGTCAATTAGGCTTCCAACACAGCTTTCGGGTTTAAATCTTTTCCTGCTGACCAGCGAATGTTGTCACGCATTTCAAAATGCAAATGTGGACCAGATGAATTACCAGTATTGCCACTTAAACCTATTTGTTGGCCTTTGGTTACTTTGTCACCAGGTTTGACATCAAGTTTTGAAAGATGAGCATAAATAACCCATCCACCCTCAACTTTTTGTATTGCTTGAATGCCGTAACTTTTTCCCCAGTTTGCTGGTTCAATTTTTCCATCAGCAACAGCGATTACAGGTGTTCCTGTTTTCACAGCAAAATCTACACCTGTGTGATAACCCTTTGACCACATTTTGCCAAGTTTTTTGTATGCTGTTGTTATTTTCCCGTTAGCGATTGGTAAACCCATTTATTTTGCAGCCTCACTTTTTTTACCTGCTTTTTTGAATATTGCATCAACTTCTTCTTGCGTTAATTTGCCGTCATCAAGAAACGCTTTTGCTAAATCAGTTAAGATTTTAGAAACTGCAAGAGCACCACTAATGAATGCAGAATGCAAAGGTGCTATACCTACAAACGAACCAGCACCAATAGCAGGAAGTGCTGTAACTAAAAATAAAGCAAAACTTCTAAATACTACGTCTTTTGTTACTGACAAATTCATAAAGAACCTTTCAAGGATATTTGCGCAGGTTCTTAGTCTTATTCTATACCTGGAGTTTGCATTGAGTTAATAACTTGTTTAGCCACAGGTGAAGCCAACTCTGCATAAATCGCTGTGGTAGCAGGTGATGCGTGTCTCATAAGTTTTGACACAGCCAACAAATCACCATTGGAAACAGAATAAGCATTAGTTGCAAAATAATGTCTACCTGAATGCAACTTTTTATTTATCCCTAATCTCCTAAGCTCTTTACAAGCAGCAACTGATAAAGAATGAGGAAACATTGTTGGCCACAAACGACCCAAAGTGTTATACGACTTAATCATTTCGACAACGACAGGATGCGCTGGCAAAGCCAAATCTGTGCCACCTTTTCCAGCAGGTATACGAATCATGTAACCATCCTGTAATTCTTCTAAATCTGCACCCTTAACGAGGCTTATTTCGGCTGCTCTGAGGCCAGCAAAGCAAGACAGGATAAACCAATGCTTTTGAGGTTCTTTAGCTTCAGTCATAATCAAAGCGACCTCGTTATGTGTGAAAGGTCTTGGCATTGATTTTGGTTTACGAATCCTTGGAAGTTTCTCTGCTGGAGATTCTCGCTCAGGGATAAGTTTTAAGTACAGCAAATGCCGATAAATCATTTTGTATCTATTGACATTGGTTTTTTTTGTGGATAGGGCTGGGGACTTCATTACAGCTTTTTCAAGGTCTTCTGTTGTTGCAAATTCTGGGTGAGCAATGTCATTTAAGCGCAGGATTAAATGTTTATCAGTCAGCCATAGTTGTTTCTTGTGACCTAAAACTTGAAATCTTTTGTAGTAAGCATCCAAGATTTCATTAATTGTGAAACGTGGTGACTGATTTTCCATTAGTTACTTTTCTTTAATTTTTTCTCTAATTTAGAGACTTGCTTTTTTAACTTCTTTACTTCTTTTCTTATTTTATCTTTAGTTGAGAGGTCAGGCACAGGACAAGGAACTAGCTCAACAATTGTTGTTGTTCCACCACTTACAGTTCTTTCAACTGTTCTTTCAATCACAACTGGTGCTGGTGTTACTGTCACAGTTGGTGTTGGTGCTGGCGTGTATGTGCCGTTAAGCCACGCTGTCCAATCATCTCCACCTGCCATTTGTAGATTCCAGGCTTGTTGTGTCCAGCAGGTTGTTATGTAGCCACCACCCATTACACCCTCACCTGTTTTGATTGGGTATTGTGCAGGACAGGTTATGTCGCGTGTTTCACGATAACTTCCTGGGTATGGTTCTGTGAATGCGATTGCTGGTGTTGCGATTAGTGCGCAAGTGATTGTTAGTGCAGTTATTTTGAAACGCATTTTGTCTCCTGCGTTGTTTGAGCGCAGGGACTTAACTTGCTAGTTGCAACTTAGCATAAATTTAGTTTG